CACCAATGATATGGTGCTGACGGCCTGTGGTAAGCAGTTTGCTTTAGCACCTGCTACCTTTGTACCTAGCAAAAGCTCAATTAAGGCTTATGCTAAAACCCTGGAAACATGGACTCAGCCTAAATGGCAGCCTGGGATCGAGGAAACTGAAGTTCTAGTAGCAATACGACAACTTAAACAGACTTCCTCTCCCGGGTTTCCTTATAGGCAAAACTACTCCACCAACAAGCAAGTCTTAGACAACGAGCTAGACTCAGTTGTCAAACTGGCCGTTGCTAGAGTCACGCTTATGCGCACTAAAGACCTCACAGGTTTAACAACTGAAGAGCTGGTGCTCATGGGTGCAAGAGACCCCTTGTCGCCTATCATTAAGAATGAACCCCACAAAAGCTCCAAAGTGGCTTCGGGTAAGTACCGTGTTGTACAATGCCTGAGTGTCGTGGACCAAATAGTGGAAAGAGTCATCTTTGGGCAATTTCCAGGGACCTGCATCAACGCATATCCTAATCTCAATATGTTAGCCGGAATCGGCTTTACAGATAAGATGAATCAGGAGCTTGGTGAAGTTTATACTGCAATGTGTGACAAGCACCCCAGTTATACAGCTGTCACTACAGATGTTATAACCTGGGATTCGCGCGTCAGTGTCCCCATGGTTATGGGTTTTGTGGACGTTGTCTACAAATCCTGTACCAATCCCTCAGCTTTCCTGAGACAGTCACTAAATAATTGGTGTCACGTTAGCGTTAAGACAGCTTACATCGTGCCTAGCGGCGTGGTGTTTGTCAAGAACGTAGACGGGCAGACCATTAGTGGCTCCACAGAGACTACTGAGTTGAACTGCGTCGCACGAGGCCTAGCTGCTATGGCAGTTAAGTCCGTTGACCACAGGAACAATGGTGACGATTGCATTGAAATGACTTTGTTGGACAAGCCAGCTATTATAGCTGCCTATGCCAGGATTGGTATTCCAGTGAGAGAGGTGGAAGTTCAAGGACGGGAGTCCTTTACTTTCTGCTCCCACAAATATCAACTCCGAGATGGGCGTTGGATTGCGACTCTTGAGTCGTGGCCCAAAGCCGCTTACAAGTTATTCAGTACCAAGAAAGGAGACTACGAGTTACTCGCGGCCTTCTTGTATGAAGTTAGACACGATAAGTCCACATCGGCACGTGTGAAAGCCACTTACACGAAAGTGTATGGTGAGCTTGAATAACCATGCAGGCTTTCCTGTTTAGTAGACTTGGCAGGAAATAAAACTTAATTAATAAACAAGTCAACAATGGTTAATAGAAGCAAAAGCAACTCTAAACCAAAGAAGCCAAAGCAAGGTGGGAAGGCCAAATCTAGGTCTGTCCCACAACAGAACACCATGCAGGCTCCATCCCCCACTGTGGGCAGAGCTGTGCTGAAATCTAGCCCAAGGGCTAATCCTCAGCTAATTCATGCGGTGTGCAGTAACGTTAACCCGTTCTGCCAAGCTGCAGAAGGAGCTAAGGTGTTCGACAAAAGCAATGTGCGAACTAACTCTTACCGAATTAGTTACATTACTAGTATTACAAATACCAGTAGTGGTTTCGGGGCTATGCAAATATCCCCCGCACTTTATCAGGCTACAAGAACATGCTCCACTTCCACCGGCTCAGCAGTGACCGCGTGGAACGCATATGCTTCAGTAGCTGGATATGCGGATATTGCCGCAAACTTCGACTACTGGAGACCTGTCACTTTCGGTGTCAGAGTCTTCGGTATGACGAATGCTACAGCTTCAGCAGGTTTGGTGCACATGGTCGATTCAGACACAGTTGTGCCCCTACCTGCGTACACTGATATTTACGAGAAAGTCCTTAGGGAACCCTTAGCTACAGCTGATATCCACTGGATCTCAGCAAGCAAAGGCGACTCTAATCCTTTTATTGGTATCGGGAACACAGCCACTCCCTCCTTCACGGAGTGCACTATCATGGTCTCCCAAGCCGCCGCCAGTACTGGCTGCGTTGCTGTTGAGATTTCAATGCACATTGAGCTTATCCCTAAGTTCAATGCTGTATTGACTCACATGACCACTGTTGCTAATCCTACCCATAGCATCATAGAAGACGC